CCTCCTAACTCTCGTTGCGACGTATGGTGCTTACAAGGCGGCGGTCATAGCTGTAGCCGCCGTGCAGAAGGTGTTGGCTATCCGCTCGGAGGTTGCTGCGTTTATATCCCTAGCAAAGAGTATAACAGGTGCTAAGGATGCTATGCTCCTATTCAATGTGGCTACCGCCTCAAACCCTATAGGGGCTATTCTCGCAGTGGTGACGGCTACAGCTACCGCCCTGTACCTATTTGCCGATGGTGCAGACAAGGCAACCATAGCCCAGAAGGCTATGGCGGACGTCGAGAAGACCACATCAGAGGAGATGGCTAAGCAGACGGCGCAAATCAAGAGCCTACAGCGTCAGATACACGACAACACACTGTCTATTGGTGCCAGAACATCTGCGATAAAGAAGCTACAAGAAATACTACCTAACTACAACGCAACAATCAGCGAAGAGGGGCGGATTATCCGAGAGAACACGCAGGCTATCGACGAGTACCTCGACCGACTGCAGAAGCAGATACGGCTAAAGGCTGTAGAGGATAAGCTCGTAGAGCTGGAAAAGCAGAAGATAGAGCATGAGGAGGAGGCGAGGAAGGCTCAAGAGAAGGCAAGGGAGTACGCAAAGTGGTCTACCTCTGCGACTTCTGGCGGTATGTATAGCTCTAATATCGGAGCATCTGGTGCTGGCCTTTTGGCTGAGAGTAGACAGGACAAACTACAGCGAAAAATCAAGGAGACCAATGAGGCTCTGGATGAGCTTAGCCGTCAGCAGGCGGAGCTCACGCAACAGCTGCAAGCTCCAACCAAGTCAGAGGGGCGAACTTTGGCTCAGGAGATTGAAGACAACAACAAGGCGTTAAATGAGGCACTCGATAAGCGTAGAAAGATACTGCGAGAAAAGAACGCTACGACGGAAGATGGCAGAAATCCCTCCGAGGTCATAGAAGAGTTAGATAAGCAGATTAAGGGGTACAGGGATAAGCTAAATACGCTTACGGGTAGAGGCTCGGCGGGCGGTAGCAAGTCCAACGCAAACCATGAGATTGTAGAGCGTAAGCAACAAGCGATCGAGCTGAGGCAATCCCAAGAGAGGCTAGAAAGAGAGCAACAAGAGCTGCTCATCAAGCAGCAAGAGGAGCGTATCGCAACTATGCAGGATGGCTGGAAGAAGGAAGAGGCGGTGCTTGCCTTGAATGCAGAGAAGCGCAAGCAGGCTTACAAGAGGGTGGAGCGTGACCTTGTAGACGCTCTCAGGGAGGAGAGGCGCAAGCAGTGGGAGATAGACAACCCAAAGGCGAAGGATCAAGGCAAGGTGTTCGACCCGGCTAGTATTTCGGCGGCTGACCTCTCGCAGTCATCGAAAGCACTACTACAGGAGCAACAACGCATTCTTAACGAGCAAGAGCTGCAAGAGCACAAGGAGCACCTAGAGAAGCTCATAGATGGCTATGAGACCTACGAGCAGCAGGTCGAAAAGCTACGAAAGGACTACGCCAAGCGCAGGGAGGCTCTGTATCAGCATGATGCCAACGGCAACCGACAAGGGTACAAGTCTGGTGTCACTAAGGGCAACGAAGCCGAGGTGAACCTCAAGGAACGGGAGGCTATCGAAAGAATCAGCGTGGAGTTTGCCCAGCGAGAGGAGGCATTTAAGGCGTGGATGGATCAAGTCGCATACATGAGCCTAGACCAGCTCTCGGAGGCTCTCAAGCAGGCGGAGCTAGAGCTGTCTAAGGCTAAACTAACTATAGGAGCTGATCCCCAGCAGTTGGCGATAGCACAGGCCAAGGTGGCAACCCTGCGAAGTAGTCTAGCAAAGGTGTCTGCACAAGACGGAGTAGCTCCTGGGAGGAGAGCTGTCAAGGAGTGGAAAGATCTAGCAGACATGTTGGACAAGTCTGCTAAGAGCTTCGACGAGCTAGGTAGTGCCGTTGGGGGGACGGCTGGTAAGCTCCTTAGCGGAATTGGTGGCATCACCTCCTCTACATTCAGCGCCATAAACTCCATTGTCCAGCTTACGCAGTCCTCGACCGCTGGCATGGCAGCTGCTGGACAAGAAGCGAGCAAGAGTGTGCAGATGGTGGAGAAGGCCTCCGTAGTGTTAGCTGTCATCACAACGGCTATACAAGTGGCGCAGAAGATAGCTTCGCTCTTCAATAGCGATGAGACTAAGGATAAGGAGATACAGCGACTCCAGAAGCGCATAGATGCGTTGCAGTGGACTATTGACAACCAAGGAGCTATCGAGATTGACAGATATGTAAGTTCATTTGAGCGGGCTAGGGAGGAGCTCCGTCGGGCGGAGGAGTCGGTAGGTCGCTTCAACGGGTCTCTATTTAAGACCAGCGAGGTATCCGCTTACATCTTGAGGCACCAAGAGGCCGTGCGAACCTCAGCAGAGAGACTTGCCAAGGTGTACGAGAGTATAAGCTACTCTGCTGGCAAGGCTATCGGAGGGCAAAAGTACAGCCAGGCTAGGGAGCAGATGAAGGCGATGAGCGAGCAACAGCTTGCACTTGCCCAGCAGATCAATGCAGAGGGGAGTAAAAAGAAATCCGATCCCGCCAAAATAGACGAGTACAGGCGTAAGATGTCAGAACTTGGTGCTAAGCAGGCGGAGATAGTCAATAAGCTAACAGAGGAGGTTTTGGGTGGTGACTTCGCAAAGCTATCTAGTGAACTTGGTGATGCTATCGCCTCTGCCTTCGAGAAAGGAGAGGACGCCGCCGAAGCGTTCAATGCTAAGGTGTCAGATATCATGCGTAATATCGTCAAGGCTCAACTCACGGAGCAGCTGCTAAAGAAGCCTATACTAGACGCCTTCGACAAGTACAAACAGCGCTTCAAGGATGTGGGCTTCGATCCGAGCAAGATTAGGGAGCTCATACCTGATTTGGCTAAGGACTTCAAGCAGATAGGCGATAGGTATGTGCCAGCATACACCGAGGCACTGAATACCCTAAAGAAGCAGATGGGGGATGTGCTTGGTGCAGGAGAGGGTGCTCGAGAGGCCTCAAAGAAGGGTATAGCCACCGCCTCACAAGAGAGCGTAGACGAGAACAACGGGCTGCTCCGATCTATGCAGGGGCTAACCGCCGAGATACAAGCCGATGTGCATAGACTACGATCTATTGCTGGGGAGCAGCTCCTTCGGCTTGCGGGGATTGAAAGCAACACCTCGCACCTAGTTGGCATGCGGGAAGACTTGAAGAGTGTGCAGCAATCGCTATCAGATATTCAGACAAGGGGTGTCAAGATTCAATAATTGTTATATTTGAGTACCTTCTATTTGTTTGTTGGGTGTGCATTGTTGTTTGCCCCTCAGGGATTACTCCTTGAGGGGCTTCTCTTTGTGTATTAGCTCTTTTTGATTATATATGGGTACTAACCAAAGCCAACAAGAGATGGATATAGAGGAGATTCTTTTGCTTTCACCGGCCGATGCTATAAAAGAGCTGTCGAAGAAGGCTATCAAGATTGCACCTTGGAGCGAAATAGAAAAGGAGTATGACCCAAAGAAGCACGCAGTGCTAGACAAGGCGAAATACCCCGATATTGTCACTGAAGCTGGTAAGACTGAGGCGGTGACACGTGTTGTCGTTCCGTTTCAAAAGCTCGCAGTGAACCGCATCTCCGAGCTTTGCTTTGCCACACCATGTAGGCGCACCTACCAAACGGATGGCGACAAGTACAAAGAGGCGGCGAAGGTGCTAGAGCGTATCATCCGCAAGTGTCGCATCGACAGCCTTAACCGGTTTCGCTCCAAAAAGTACTTCGCCTGCTGCGAGGTCGCTACTGTTTGGAATGCCGTAGAGAAGGAGAATACTACCTATGGCTTCAAGAGCGCTCTGAGGCTACGTCAGCGTACATTCTCGCCCATGGATGGCCACAAGCTCTACCCTCTATTCGATGCCTACGGAGATATGATAGCTTTCTCTGTAGAGTACACCTCAAACGGCGTTAGGTACTTTGAGACGCTGACAGATGAGCGTCGTGTTGTATGGCGAAACGACGGAAGGGAGTGGGCGGTCGAAAGTGACGAGGTGCACACCATTGGCAAGATACCTGTAGTGTACATGTATCGGGGGGCAAAGTTTTGGGAAGACTCATCCAGCAATGTAGACGAAATAGAGTTCTCTCTCTCTCGAAACGGGAACTACTTGAGGCGAAACTCGAAGCCCCTCCTTGCTGTAATGTCAGACAAGGAGGAGGGAGGCTTCGAAGAGGAGGAAGAACTCCAAGAATACGAAAAGGACAGCAATAGTGAATTCCGCTCGATCTTTGCGCTTCCTAAGGGCTCTTCGATGAACTATGTGACGTGGGATGGTGCGCCAGACGCTCTAAAGTTTCACTATCAGACCCTACGCTCCCTCTTCTTCGACTCTCTGCAGCTTCCCGACTGGTCGCATAGCGAGATGAAGAGCACCCCAATGAGCGGAGAGAGCCGTAAGCAGCTCAATATCGATGGAAAGTTAAAGGTGTTAGACGAAGCTGGAGAGCTGGAGCTGTTCCTGTCTCGTGAGCTTAGCGTGCTTGCCTCGTTCGCTGCTATCATGCGCCCCGATCTAGCAGATGCTTTCGCCTCGCTGGATGTAGATGTCGAGATCGTGCCTTACGAAATCACAGATGAGAAGGATACGATTAGTAACGTGTCGCAAGCTAAGAGTAGCGGGTTAATTTCCCAGCGTGAGGCAATCGCTATACTTGCTTGGTCTGCTGACCCGGACAAGACCCTCGAGGAGATTAGAGAGGAAGAGGCCTACAACGCAGGTGAACAATCTATATAGCACTTAGATCAAATGACTATAGACCTATTCAGCAAGGGTGTAAAGCTGCTTACTGTAACACCAGATGACACCAGCTACCGCTATCGCAAGATAGGGGGAGAAGACCGCATACTCCTCTCCTTCTCGGCGCCAAGGCATATTAAGCTCGCCGTGGGCTTGACTATTAGCTTTCAAGGCAGGACGTACACCATGTACAGCCCCGCCACTATCACCACGGTGAATG